TACAAAGAACACTATTGGGATAAAAATAAGGTAGAATCTCTACCATTACAACTCAGACACATATATTTTGATATGTGTGTGAATCAAGGTAAGGGTAGGGCTGTAAAAATATTACAAAGAGCAGCTAATGCAAAGGGTGCTGAATTGAAAGTAGATGGTGGATTAGGACCTAAAACGATTGGTGCAATATCTGATTCCAATGTAGAGTTAGATAGAGTTAGGGCATATAGAATCAAATACTATGCTGACTTGGTAACTCGTAGACCAGAATTGGAAAAATTTTATTTTGGTTGGTTCAAGCGAGGATTAGAAGTATAAAAAAATATTATACTGATATTTATAAATGTAACTCATTATAGGGAAAATTATATGTCTGCGTATAAACAATTTTTTACAAAAGCATTGAAGAAATTTGGAATAAAATCTATCAATGATATAACACCTGAAAAGAAAAAACAATTCTTCAATTACATTGATAAAAATTGGAAGGGTAAGAATGAGAGTGTAACTGAAAAAATGGATCCTGTCCTAATGAAAGCACTCCAAAAACAACACAACCAAATTTATAAATTACTTGCTAATTACAGAACAGATCCAGACACAAAAGTAATGGTAAAGAATTGGATGATAGGACTACATAAATCTCTGAAATCATTGGGGTTGATGAAAGAAAATATGTATGACGATTCACAAAAACAATTGGCTATCTCAAGAATAGGAATGTTTGAGGATGCTATAAAAAAATCCATAAAAAGTATAGCCATAAGAGATAAGAAAAAGGCTACAGAAATAATGAGACTTTATAAAAAACATATTATAGAATTTAAACTTGGTGTCCAAAAGGTACTCAATTAATGAAGAAAGGATACCACACTTGACCATATAGTGGGGAAGAACATCCAGTTGGGATGAAACACGAGGAGCAACTTATGACAATGTTTGGAAAAAGAGTAGAAGAAGGTATAGACTTATTTTTAGAAAAGAATGTACCTACTAACCCAAGTAAGTGGGCCTACTATAAAGCACAAGCAAAAAAGAAATTCGATGTCTATCCATCTGCATATGCCAATGGATGGGCTGCAAAACAATATAAGGCTGCTGGTGGTGGATGGAGAAAAGAGAAAAAGAAGAAGAGTGAAGTGGTTGAAGATGTTGGTATTTACAAAGAAGTAAAAATAGGTCGTTATGATATTGGTATGGGTTCAAAGGGTAATGGTATTACATTATGGAATCGTAATGTAGAGAAGGCTGGTGATTATAAAAGTATTGCTCATATTGCACCTAATGGAAAAGTTACTAACTATGAAAAAAGACAACCTAAAGAAGTTACTGCTTTTATTATGAAAATTGCTCAAGGTATGAAAGATAAACCAGTTGGTGAAGTAAATGAGAAAAAGGGAGATTTTCTTGATTCATTATTTCCAAAGGTAAAGGTACAGAAAGCAATCAAGATAGCAAAAAAGATGAGTGGTAATATGACAGGTGCTGTAAAGGCTATTGAGAAGTTTTTTCCTGGTATGTCTAAACATACCCAAGTTCAAGATGCTCTTCGTGCTGCAAACGAGGGACTTGGTGATATGATTGGTAAGAAAGTTTCTAAACATAAAGGTTCTCGAAATATTCTATCTAAAGCCGATGGTATAAAAAAAGTCAAATCAATGCAAAAAACTGGTGGGGCAAAAATTTATAAAGTTGATAAGGTAAAAACTCGATTGGGTGGAGAACTTATCACTATGTATAATTTATATACTAAAAATACAAATCATTCTTCTATGTCAAATCCATATGGATTGGAAATGATGAGAAGTGGTAATAAGGCTGCATATCTTGTACCAGTAAAAGAATCTATAAACGAAGAAAAATATGTTGTTTATACTGGTAGTGGAGTAAAGGGTAGAAAGATTGTAAAACACGGATTGTCTCATATGGGTGCAAAAAGACTATATAATAAGTTAGTCAAGACAGATAATTATGATGAAGTTGGATTTGATGACCATAAGAGTTGGAATCAAAACAATATACGAAAGGTAGATGAGTTGGTCACACCAATGGCTGTAAGTAATCCAACTGCATATAATGCATTATTGAATAAACAGATTTCAAAGGATGCAAAAGTAAAGACTGCTTTGAATGATAAAGGTCATAAAATGCACAGTAAGGCAAAAAGTTTAGTTCAAAGATTCTTAGATAAATTCAAAAAGAAGAATGGTAAGAAAGACGATAAACCAAAAAAGATGTCTAAAACAGACCAAGATTTTTATAAGAAAATGTACAATGTCGGTGAGGGTTTTGGTGGAGAACTAAAAGGAAAAGATAAAGAAAAATTTGAAAGGTGGAGAAAAGAAAATGCCACTCAATTAGGTATGGAACTCACAGGTGTATCTGATTTAAAAGAATCCTCAGAAAAATTTGCAAAAATGGCAAAAAAGAGAGGATTTATAAAAAGAGGACAAAGTGATAAAGAAAGAGAAAAGGGTATTGTAGATTATCTAAAAAAATACGCTAATAAAGATATCAAAGGTGCTTATCCAGACCCTTATGTGAGAAGATTACAGATACCAGGTCACGGTCCCGCACAAGATTGGTGGATGGATACTTGGTCAGTAACCAAAAAGGTATTGGGTGAATCAATATTAGTAACTGAGGGAGTACCTGAAACTATACATCAACAACTTGGTGGTAAAAGATTTAATATGATGACTGGTGTAAAACAATTAGTCAATATAAAAAATAAAGGTCTCGGTATAAAAATCGGTGGTGGTGCAAAAAAGAAAATAAACTATGTCGAAATAATGTATGACCGAGGTAAAGATTTATATGATGTGACATTTCACAAAATAGTCAAAGGTAATTTGAAAAAAGTATCTGGTCCATTCAAAGGTTTGGATGTAGAACAAATGATAAGAGTCTTTGAAAAAGAAACTGGTTTTTACACCAAATTTTAGGAGAATAAAAATGCAATTTTTTAGAGAAATGCTTTCAAGTGATGCAAAAATTTCAAGTAAGAGGTTTGTTGGTTTTATGGCTTTTGCTATGTTGATAGCAAGTTGGGGAGCTGATACCTTTTCTGCATTTGAAGTGAAGGATAAAATTTTAGAATGTTTTATGTATATCTCAGTAGTAGGACTTGGAGTTACTGCAGCTGAAAAATTTGGAAAAAAATAGATGAAACTTCGTACTATAGCAATATCACTTATCAAGAATCTGAACAAAGAATTTAAAAAGTTCGATCCTGATAAAGTTGCAGATTTCAATAAGGTCGTAAAGTTTTTGGCAAAAAAGATGCCTACTTTGGCAAAAAGAGCACCAATTGCAATAGGACATATTGCAGAAGAGTATAGACTTTACAGAGCACAAAGACCATATCCATTTGTTGATGTTGATACCATAGAATCTGTTATGAAGAGATTGAAAAAATTAGGTATGGGTAAGATGAAAGAGATGTTGAATTATCCTAATTATCTAAAGAATGTAGGTAATGTACCTGGTATACAAAAAGATGGTGAACATCGATATTATAATCCTAAAACATCAAAGAAGAAGAAAAAAGTAAGTGAAAGAGTTTGGACTCCAGCACAAGAAAAAGCTGTAAATAAGCTTGATAGTGAATTCAATAAGTTGAGGAATAAAAAGGGAATAGAACCTTATTCGTATGAGGCATCACAATTATGGACAAGTGCTGGATTTAGAAAAAAGATGAGAAAGATATTTGGTAAGGACGAATCTATATCAGAATTGAAAGACCACGAGGGTTCTATGGCAAAATCTCAACTTGAAAGAAGTATGAAGTATGCTAAAATGATTTATAAAATAATTGATAATGTTGGTAAGGGTGGAGAAGTAGGTTTTCCAGCGTGGGTTCAATCTAAATTGACTAAGGCTGAAGATTACCTACAGAGTGTTTATAATTACTTAGATGGTAAGGATGGGTTGGATGATAAGTTCCAAGAAAACTTGGGAGAGTCATTACCAAATAAAGTTAGTGATAAATTCAAAAAAATGAAACCAGCTCCATCGAGCGAAAAAAAAAGACTAAAACAATTCTATAAACATCACAAGTCACATTCGGGACCTCATATAACTGGACAAGGTGCAGAACCTGATACATATGATTGGGATGACCAAGATGGTAAAGAGGGTGGTGTTCAGAACAAAGAAAAAGACAAGAAAAAACGAGGCTATGAACCAGTATGAAATTAGGAGAATGGTTGGCCAATAATTTACTTCTCGGACAATCATCTGAGATTACCGAGGATGTAAAGTTACCTATCAATGTTGGTGATACGGTAATGATGGGTCGTTTCAAGAATAAAAAAGTTATAGTAAAATCCATTGATTATAATGAAAAAGGAGACTTACTAATCAATGGGAGACCTGCATTAAAATTTAGAATGGTAAAATCCGTAAAGGAAAGTAAAGAACAAATTGGTAACATACTTAGACTTCTACAGATGTATGGACAATCTAAAAATGCAGCTTCAAAAATGATAAAGAAAAATTATAAAAAGGTTGCACAAAAGTTCAGAGGAGATTCAGATAGAGATTTGGCAATGGCACTCATAGGATATGATGTTATAGGTGAATCATATTGTGGGGAATGTCTATGTGAAAAATGTTGGAAAGGATATAAAATACATCCTACTCGTAAGACAAAAATATTGTTTGGTAAGAGATATCCTAATTGTATAAAGAATGAGGCAGATAGAAAACCTCGTAAGAAAGGACAACATAGAAACTCACCAAATCATTCAGATTTATATACAGACGAGAATCCAAAAGGTACAATACACGGATTGAAATTTGCAACCGTAAAGGACGCAGAAAAATCTGTAAATAAAATAAAGAGTAGTGGTAAATCTCACGCTCATAAAATACAAGCAGCAGTTGCTATGGAACAAAGAGCAAAGGAGATGGGAAAGAAAAGTGCTGCAGGAGTTTATAGAAAATACATCAATCAGATGAAAGAGAAGACTAAAAAGAAAAACGAAATTGGAATACCATCACCAAGTCGTAAGATGGTAAAGAAGATGAAAAAGAAAGGACATACTTCTGTTCCATATGGTAGTGGTTACAAAAAAATGAATGAAAAAAAGCTTGACTTATATAGTGAAAATGATGTATATTTAGGTATGGAAAATGAGAAAAACGCCTTAAATGAAAATAAAATAAAAAAAGTAATTGGTGTGTATGGTGGTAGGTTTCAACCATTTGGCCCACATCATAAAAAAACATTTGAGTGGTTACAATCAAAAACAGATGATGCATATATAACTACAAGTGATATCAAGAAACCACCAAGACATCCATTGAATTACAAAGAAAAAATTAGACATATGGCTAAAATGGGAATATCACCCAATAAAGTCATAAAAGAAAAATCACCATTAGTTGCAAATAATCTTTTATCTAAATTTGACCCAAAAACAACTGCAGTAGTTTATATATTTGGTGAAAAAGATGCAGGTAGATTAGCAGGTGGTCGAAAGAAAGATGGTTCATTGGGATATTTTCAAGATTATAAAAAACATAGGGGTAATCTAAAGGGATTTGAAGAACACGGATATTTCTTGACTGCACCGCATGTTAGTATGAAAATTGCTGGTATGGAAATATCAGGTACTACAATGAGAAAAGTATTGGGTTCTTCTAAGATAAAAGATTCGGAAAGACCAAAAGTTTTCAAAAAATTATTTGGATATTATGATGAGGGTATTTATAAGATGCTAACTAATAAGTTCAAAGGACTTGTAGACCATATAATACCAGATAAAAAAATAAAAGAATTTTTGATGAAAGAAGGTTCTGTAAGTGTTCCAAATTTATCAGATGAGGGACTATATGACTTTTTCAAATCATATGATGATTACGAAAGAGTTTCACCAAAACACGCCAATATATTGGCAGGATTTGAGGTAATTGGACATTTGATTGATAAAAAAGATGTTATGGAAAACGACTTTACATATGAATATGAAAGAACACCAACGGTAACATTTGGAAGAACTGTAAATCAAAATACTAAGAACTATGCAAGTTCTGATAATCCATTTCCAAAACACATTTCATATATGAAAGAATTAGCAAATACTATGGGAATGAAAATTCTAAAATTTATTGGAACTGAAAACAAAGGTGTTGGTGGTCAAAAAGTAGATGGTGTGATAGAATCTGAGATTGATTTTTATTTGGGTTTGGATGAACAACTTGATATTTATACTAAGGAGATAGTTGAAGTATTATCTAACGAAGATTATAAAGGAAAAGAGTTATTACTTATGGGTGGTGCATACGGACATATGGCACATCCCTTTGATGATAAAAATTTGACATTTGGGGATATAAAAAATATTATTGATTTAGGGTTACAAGGTAAACTTGATGCTGAATCTGGAGTACAAGAAAAATTAGATGGTCAAAATCTAATGATAAGTTGGAAAGGTAAGAATCTCGTAGTTGCTAGAAATAAAGGAGATATAAAACGAGGTGGTGCATCAGTTGGTTCTATAAAAGCAAAATTTAAAGGTAGAGGTAATATTGAAAAAGCTTTCTCATATGCACTTGATGACTTGAGTAAGTCCATCGGTAAATTAACTGATGCACAAAAGAAAAAGATATTTGATGATGGTAACAATTATATGAATTTAGAAGTTATGTATCCAGCATCAGCTAATGTGATAAATTATGATGCACCAATAATTGTCTTTCACGGAGCACTAAAGTACAAAGGTGGAGAGGCAATTGGTGAAGTACCAGGTAGTGGTAGAATATTGGCAGGAATGATAAAACAAATTGGTGCTAATATCGGTAAGAAGTTTAGTATTAGAGGACCAAATGTATTGAAGATGACTAAATCACAAGATTACTCAAAACAAAGAGCTTACTTTTTTGCTAAATTAGACAGATTGAGAAATCAATATAAACTATCTGATAGTGATAAATTGTCAGTTTATCATCAACACTATTGGTTAGAGTGGATACTCAATGGTGCAAACCAAACTGATTATCCAAATCCACCTGATAATGTTGTATATGCACTAATGAAGAGATGGGCATTTTTTGATAAGAGTTACACAATACCGATGATAAAAAGAGACCTAAAAGAACATCCTAAATTTTTAGATTGGGTGTTGAGTACCGACAAACAAGACCACTCAAAAATGGTAAAACAAAATATGAAACCATTTGAAACTTTATTGTTTGAAGTTGGTGCAGAAATACTAAAGAACTTGAGTGGATTCTTGGCAGTAAACCCTAAAGCTTCAGTACAGAATGTCAAGAAACAAGTTGAAAAGGCAATCAATGTAGTGAAAAAAGGTGGAGACCTAAAGAAATTAAATACACTAAAAGCACAAATGGAGAAACTAAATGCCATTGGTGGTTTGGGTGCAGTAGTTCCAACAGAGGGACTTGTTTTTAAATATAACGGAAATACATACAAACTAACAGGTGCATTTGCCCCAATCAATCAGATTACGGGACTAATGTACTTTTAATGAAGAGGTTATTATGAGTAAAAATCCAATGATGGATGCTTCTCTCAAGGAGAGAGCCAAGCAAATGAAAGCTATGAAATCTATTCTTGCAGGAGAAGAGGTTGAAAAGACTATACAAGTTGGTTATGAGGGAAAGAAACAACCAAAAGGTGATATCGAAAGTCCACTAACAGACATAATGAAAGAGGTAAGAATGCCAATGTTTTGTCCTAAGTGTGATGTTGTGATGAAAAAAAGACTTGATAATAAAATGTGGAGATTATATGGTCATTGTTTTGATTGTCAGATAGACTTTGAACACAAACTTCGTGTGGAAGGAAAATATGACGAATGGGAAAAAACAAAGGTACTTGAGAATAAAAAGGCATTTCTAAAAGACCAAATACAATCTGTAGAGGAGTGGATAACTCAATCTCCATTAAAATTTTTAAACCAAACTGCCATAGATACTCGTGTTATTGATGAAGAAAAGTGGGAAGATAATATAGATAGACCAAAAGTAGGTGGTGAGGCAATAGAAGAGTTTCAAAAAGAGTTGGAAAAGATTGAAAAAGAACTCAAAGATATTTATAATCAAGGAGAATAAAATGAAATTTTGGAAACTTATACTTGGATTTCTTGGTGTAGTTGGTGGACTATTTGCAGCTTCTCAGGCCAAAAGTAAAGAGGTAAAGAAACTGAAAAAAGTTATTGACCAAAATAAGAAAGAAGAGAAAAAAGTTGAAAAACAAATCAAAGAATTGGAGAAGGCTAAAACTTCATCCAAAAGAGAAATTGGTAATATAAAACGAAAACTTACTAATTCCAAGAAAAAAACTCAGAAACTACAAGAAATATATGATAATGATGAAGTGGAATCTGCGGAAGAATTTTTAAGGAAGTTTAGTAAATAAACTATATATTTATATTTATGAAAAATTACTTTAGTATAAAAATAATCAAATACTTTATAATATCTTTTTTTGTCCTAACAATTGTTGATGGTCAAGAAATAAAGAAAGATGGAAAGACACCAAAGACATTTACTTATGATGAAGCATTAGAAATGTTGAAAGCTCGTGATGCACAATGGGAATCTAAATTATCAAAAGCAGATTCATTGATAGAATCTCAAAAAGTTACTATTAGTGATTGTGAAACTTTAGTGGTAAAATTAGAAGAACAAACTAATGTTGATTCTCTAATGTTAGTTGCTCAGAAAAAACAAATTGGTTTATTGAAATCTCGTGATGAGGCAAATGAAAAATTGGTAAAATTAGTAGAACCAAAATGGTATGAAAATCAATACCTTTGGTTGGTTATAGGTTTTATATTCGGAAAGCTGTAATGAAACCCGAAAGACTAAAAAAAGTAATTCGGGAAGAATACCTAAAATCTGCACAAAATCCTGTATACTTTTTAAAAAAATATTGTGTTATTCAACACCCATTGAGAGGTAAGATACCATTTCATCTATATCCATTTCAAGAAAAATCAATTCAAGAGTTTGAACAAAATGATTATAATGTCGTTCTAAAAGCTCGTCAGTTGGGTATTTCAACTCTTGTTGCTGGATATTCATTATGGATGATGACATTTCATCAAGATAAAAATATATTGGTAATTGCTACCAAACAAGATACTGCAAAAAACCTTGTTACTAAAGTACGAGTGATGCATGCAAATCTACCATCTTGGTTGAAGAATATGTGTGTTGAGGATAATAAGTTATCATTACGATATAAAAATGGTTCACAAATAAAAGCAGTAGCAAGTAGTGGTGAGGCAGGTCGTTCAGAAGCTCTATCATTATTGATACTTGATGAGGCGGCATTCATAGATAAGATTGACACAATATGGGCTGCAGCACAACAGACATTATCGACTGGTGGACAATGTATCGCACTATCTACACCAAATGGTGTTGGAAATTGGTTTCATAGAACTTGGGCAGATGCAGAGGCTGGTACTAATAAATTTAACTTTATCAAACTTCATTGGACTGTACATCCTGATAGAGATGAAAGTTGGAGAAGAGAACAAGATGGATTGTTAGGTCCTTCATTAGCTGCACAAGAGTGTGATTGTGACTTTATTACTTCTGGTCAATCTGTGGTTGATGGTGTACTTTTAGAGGAATGTAGAAATACTACGGTTAGAGAACCTATGGAGAAAAGAGGAATTGATAGTAATATTTGGATATGGGAGCCTCCAAATTATACAAAAGACTATATAGTATGTGCTGATGTTAGTCGTGGTGATGGTCAAGACTATAGTGCATTTCATATCATTGATGTGGAAAAGGTAGAACAAGTTGGTGAATATAAAGGAAAAGTGTCTCCCAAAGATTTTGGTAATATGTTGGTAAATATATCAACAGAGTACAACAATGCCTTACTAATTATTGAGAATGCATCAATTGGTTGGGCTGCAATACAACAATGTATAGACAGACAATACGATAATCTGTTTTATATGAGTAAAGATTTACAATATGTGGATACACTAAATACAATAAATAATAAAATAAATCGTTCAGAAAGACAAATGGTACCTGGTTTTTCTATGACTATGAAGACAAGACCATTGGTAATTTCTAAATTAGAGGAATTTTTTAGAGAAAAGTCAGTAATTGTACATTCTAATCGATTAATTGATGAATTGTTTGTATTTATATATAATGGACAGAAAGCCGAAGCTATGGGTGGATATAATGATGATTTAGTAATGAGTTTGGCTATTGGACTTTGGGTTCGTGAAACTGCTCTTCGTCTAAGACAAGAGGGAATTGAATTGACAAAAAAATCACTTTCTTACTTTAGTTCTAATGAGGGAGTTTATTCTAACAATACAAATCAGAATGACTCTTGGAATATGAATGTAGGAAAGGAAACAGAAAAATTAGATTGGCTACTTTGAGGTTAAATTATGGCAGATAAAAATATATACACAAGACTAAGAAGACTTTTTTCTTCCAATGTTATCGTAAGAAATGTTGGTGGTAGAAAGTTAAAGGTTACTGATACATCAAGAATTCAGACTAATCCAAAAGCAAGTCTTGTTGATAGATATACAAAATTATACACATCATATGCTGGTACAAGTGGATATAATTATTCATTATATCAGAAGACTCAAAGACTTGGGTTGTTCAGAGATTATGAGGCTATGGATGTAGACCCAATTATTGCTTCTGCACTTGACATATATGCAGATGAATCAACAATGAAATCAGAGTATGGTGATGTACTAAACATTACTTCTGATAATAATGATTTGAAAGATATTTTACATAACCTATTTTATGACATACTGAATATAGAATTCAATTTATGGCCGTGGGTTCGTAATATGGTGAAGTATGGTGACTTCTTTTTGAAATTAGAAATCAATGAAAAGTATGGTATAACAAATGTTATCCCAATGTCTGCTTACGATATCACTCGTGTTGAGGGTGATGATCCAGAAAATCCTGAGTATGTAAAATTTATCTTGGAATCAACAGACCAACGACATCAAAACAATGCTGCAAAAGAAGAATTTGAAAATTATGAAGTAGCACATTTTAGAATGTTATCAGATTCAAATTATCTACCATATGGAAAGTCTATGATTGAACAGGCAAGACAGATATGGAAACAAGTTACATTGATGGAAGATGCTATGTTGATACATCGTATTATGAGAGCACCAGAAAAGAGAATATTCAAAATTGATATAGGAAATATTCCACCTGCAGAAGTTGATAACTATATGCAAAGAATCATCAACAAGATGAAAAAGGCACCTGTTATTGATGAGGCAACTGGTGAGTATAATCTAAAATATAATATGCAAAACCTAACAGAAGATTTTTATCTACCAGTTCGTGGTGGAGATAGTGGTACACAATTAGAAAATCTACCTGGTCTTGAATTCAATGCAATAGATGATATAGAATATTTGAAAAATAAACTATTAGCTGCATTGAGAGTACCAAAAGCATATCTTGGATATGAGGAAGAGGTTGGTAGTAAGGCAACATTAGCTGCCGAAGATGTTAGATTTGCTCGTACCATCGAGAGAATACAGAGAATTGTAGTTAGTGAATTGACTAAGATTGCAATTGTTCATTTATATGCACAAGGTTATCAAGATAAAGACCTTGTAAATTTTGAGTTGGGTCTAACTAATCCATCTACAATATATGAACAAGAAAAACTTGAATTATGGAATACTAAATTAGGATTGGCAGAAACTGCAAAAAGAGATAATTTGGTATCTTCACTTTGGATATATAAAAATGTTTTTGGATTTACAGATGCAGAAATATCTAAAATGAATGACGAGATGATATTTGATAAATTCAATGCCTTTAGACAATCTCAGATTGAAAATGAGGGTAATGACCCAGCAAAAAGTGGTCAATCACAAGGAACTCCCGCAGATTTAGCAATGGGAAGAACAGGTCGTGAGTTAGAATTTGATGCTCGTGATTTGGATAAAGATTTAAAACCAGAAGAAGAAGGTGGAAGACCTGAAGAGGGCCCTAAGTATGGTAAGGATGGAAGTGCTCGTGGTAGAGACCCACTTGGTAAAAGAGATTATGAAAAGAATTCTACTGGTAAGTATCAAAGAGGAAGGGATGGAGAGTTCAGAGGTGGTAGTCCACTAGCTCTTGCACACTTTGATGCAATGGAAAAGAATATGAAAAAGTACAAAGGAAAGTCAATATCAGTATTGAATGAGGAGTTGAACGACACTCAAACAGAGTATGATAAAGATATTGATGAAATGAAGATAGATAAGTAGATTATTTGTAGTTTTTTATACTTTCATATATTTATTATCAACCAAGAAGTTAGTGATTAGAACGAGGACAAAATGTCAAAAATAAAACATAATAAAATCAAAAATACAGGAATATTATTCGAGTTACTAACAAGACAAATTACCGCAGATATCCTTGAGGGTAAGGATAACAATAAGTCTGCATCTGTTTCTCTTGTTAAAGAATTTTTTTCCAAGAACACATCTATGGGGAAGGAATTAGACTTGATAAAATTACTTTCTGAAACAAAGTATAAGTCAGTTACTAAGGCAGAACAATTGATTGAATTGACATTGACTGCTCGTAAGAAAATTTCCAATTCAAAATTGAGAAATGAAAAGTATAATCTTATCAAAAAGATAAGAGAAAACTATAATCCTACAGATTTTTTCAAAACCACTATACCAAATTATAAACTATATGCTTCTATTTATAAATTATTTGAGACAAGAAGTGAGGATAGTGCTACTATAAATGATATCATTAGTTCAAAATCTGTAATAATAGAAAATATAACATCTAAAAAAGTCACTAAAAAATTTGAAAGTGAAAAACTTAAAGAATTCAAAGAACAGAATGAGGATGTAAGACTACTAACCTATAAAGTATTAGTTGATAACTTCAATAAGAAATATAATGGTTTAGATGAAAGTCAAAGAAAATTACTCAAAATGTACATCAACAATGTTGCAAACACAGGTACATTGAAAGAGTTCATATCCAAAGAAGTTGTCAGTATCAAAAAATATATAAAGGACAACATATCTAAAGTAGACGACAAGATTGTAAAAATAAAACTCTCTGAGGCCTCCAAATTATTAGAAAAACTAAATAGTGGTGGTGTCGTAAAGGATAGTCAAGTTGTTTCTTTGATGAGATGGTATCAATTAGTCAAAGAGATAAAAGATGTCGTTTCCTCTAAGTAAATTAAAAGAAATAATAAGAGAACTTATAAGACAAGAGTTAGCCGAAGCATCTACTACTGGTGCTCTTGATGGTGGAGAAGGACCACCAAGAACTCCATACGCTTTTACTAAAAAGGGTGATGAGAAAAAGAAGAAAAAGAAAATGGTAAAAGTTTCTGGTGGTTATGAGTTAGCAGAAAATCGATATTATACATATAAAAACGATCCTGATAGAACTCCTAAAGTAAAAATTGGACAATCAGTAAAGGAGATAAGAGACGCCATAAAGGAACTCGATAGAGTTATTGCTATGAATGTTCGTTTGAAAAAAGAGATGAATGTTGATTCTCGACAATATTGGAAACGAACACATAAACAATTACAAACTGTTTCTGAAAAACTTATCACAATGGCTCAAAAGCTTGGACAACTATACTGATGAACAATGAGACTAAAAAGATTACTATTTCCCCATACTAACGAATTTCAAAATGTAAATATAATTTCTGATTATATGCAAAATGACTCTGCATTCTACAGAGCAAGACTATCCCCATTTTATAAAACACATACGGTTATTTACAAAGAGGGAAAGTACAGACGAAATAGAGCTATAAAGAATATGGAAGGAATCGTAAAAGATGCATATAGAAAGTATATGAGAAAATTTGATGATACATTTGTCTTGATGCAAAATGAGGTAAAACAAATTGCCACTATATTTATAGATGAGTTAGAAAAGAACTTTTCAGAGGAATAACGCTATGAGTAAAAATTTATTATTAGAATACAGGCCATTTGAGGCCAAAACAATATCGGAGGGTGTTCACGACAATAAACCCTTTACCGTTACTGGTGTCTTACAAAGAGCAGACTCCAAAAACCAAAATGGTCGTGTCTATCCAAAAGACATATTGATGAGAGAGGCCAAAAAATATTCGGATACATTTATAAAAGAAAAAAGAGCGTTAGGTGAATTAGACCATCCCGATTCCTCTGTGGTTAATTTACAAAATGTTTCACATAATGTTACTGGTATGAAGTGGGACGGAGATGATTTAGTTGGTACGGTAGAAGTTTTGACAACACCAAGTGGTAATATTCTAAAAGAGTTATTCAAGGCTGGTATCAAGTTGGGAATTAGTTCTCGTGGACTTGGTTCGGTAGAGACAATAAAATTTGAAGGTACTGAGGCAAATAAAGTTGGGGATGATTTTGAACTAATTGCTTTTGACTTCGTATCTAATCCATCTACTCAAGGTGCATTTTTACATCCTGTAAATGAGTCAATCGATAAGTCAAGAAGACAACTTGGTGAGTCTTGTGATAAATGGTGTAAAGTAGAGTATACATTGAGAGACATTATCGGAGGAAAATAATGGCTAATTTTGAGGTAGATATATACAAAGATATTAGTACAAGAGGAAGAAGACCATTTCCTATTCCTATGAATGGAACTAAACTAAAAGTTGTAATACCTAAAATAACAAAATATGTCTCAAAGAAAAACAGAGTTGGTGGAGATATAGGGTATGTAGAAGTATACTTGAATCTTGGTAGAGGTGATTCTCAGTTTCTTGGAAGTATGCAAAAGAAGAAAAAATGGAAATGGGAACCTGGTGATGCTCTAAAAAAGAATAAAGATAATTTAGCAAATAGAGTAGAAGAACACTACGAACCTATCAAAGAATCTAAAGAAAAAATAAAAGAAAATTTACAATCGTTTTACCGATATATGCAAGACTTTTATGGTCAAAAAGGTATATATCCTGATAAAAGGGGAAGACCTCTCAAAGTAAATGATATAAATGTTGCACTATCGGTATATCTTAAAAAGTATTCCGCTGACACCTTTACTGGTGATAGTTTAGATAGAGAAAGAGTTCGTGATATTCTAATCAAGATGAAAAAAATTGACCCTCAATATAAAAAGAATGAGGGAGTTAGATTATCAATGAAAGAACATTTACTTACCGAAAGAGATTTCTTGGTATATGATGTACAACCCAAAAGAGTTGAGGCATTTCTAAAGAAATATAAAAAAGTTGAACCATCTATGAAACCATATTTGAAAGGTAACTTGATGAAGGCCTATGTCAAGTGGTTAGATTGGAAAGGTAAGAATGAAGATAAACTTGGTGGTAGACCAGAAAAGGTAGATTCAGATACCTTTGGTTCAAAAACATTTTATAAATTTGATGGATTACCAGGTTGGGCAAATGTATTTCAGTATTTGTATAAGAAAAAAAATGAAATAATTGAAAACAAAATTGATGGAGTTGAGGTAAAGGATGAACACATAAAAGGATTCATTGATAAGGCACTAAAACTTTCAGGAATCAAAGTTGTAAAATATCAACCTATGAAGAAATCATTTATCCAAAGTCAGATTTGGGGTGGATTCTATACTGTAAAATCTGCTAACGGAACTGATGTATTACCATTTTATGTAAATCCTAAAGGTATGATTGACTTAGGTGTATCTTCAGACCAATTCATAGTAGGAAAATATGGTCAAATTCTAAAGGTGATAAAGAATCTAAAAAGTTTCAAGAAAACAGATTTAGACCAAAAATATTACGAAGAATCTTTTGGTAGAGGACCCGCTCCAACACCAAAGGGATATGATGCGGCTATGAAGAAAATGTTGAAGTATATGCAAAAGAAAGCCGAAAACTACTATAAAACTGAATTACCTAAATTATATGATATGGGTGCATGGGAGTATCCAGATTTATTGAGACCTGGTATAAAATTTGATAAGATTGTAAATGTCAGAAACAAGAGAGCTGGTGCAGTTTCATTTTTTGTAGATAGAGCAACAGGTGATATTTACAAACCTGCAAGTTTTAGAGCACCCGCTAAAGGTGTACGAGGAAACATATTCAAATCAGACACTTGGAAGAAGTATGATGTCCACGGTGGTTGGTTGTATAGATATAGGTAAGATTATGATAAAACTAAAAAAATTATTGACAGAAAGTGAATACCTAAAAAGAGAGTTTGGTGAATCATTACCTACATTGGATAGTGTTATGAAATTACACCAAGAGGCATCCGAAAGTGGAGTTGATTTGGCCAAAAGAGTTTTGAAGAATCAAACGATGGAAAAGGGTATGGATATGCAAACTGCAAATCTAATCGTAACGATAGATAAGGCATACGATAAAAATCCAAGACTACAAAAGATGTTTCGGTCAATGCCACCAAAGAAAATGATAAGTATTGCTCAACAATTTCGTAAGTAATAATATGATAAAACTAAAAACATTATTATCTGAAGGCCCAATATCTTATCAGAATTATGCAACAGATTCTAAAGATGGTGCGTCAAAAGGTGCAATAAAAGATTTTGAAAAAGTATTCAAGAAAGTATCTTTAGAACAAGGTAGACACCCAAAAAATTCTTGGTGGGCAGGTGGTCAAGGTCAAGGTATAAAGGCAGGAACTTCAAGAATAGATAAAAAAGAATCGAGATATCAAGTATCTGAACCTGCAGGATTTGATAAACCAATAAAATTTGAAAAAATTAAGACTATAGAATCTTCCATACAAGTAGGAAGTGATGTAGTACCAGGTAATGAAGAATATGCATTATATACACTCAAAGACTTTTTGAAAGATGTAAAAAAGATGGGTGGATATAAATTGAAAAAGACTTCTGTAAAAACTCATTTTACACTACACAAGGGTGGTAATACATATGCATTATATTTTACACCATCAATGGCTGGAACATATGTAAGTTTGAAATCGAGGTTATAATGAGTAAACAATATTTAGATGCTGAATTTGTTGGTGATGTAGATTTTAGACCTGTTAGAAAAGCTTGGGTGTATAAAAAAGATAAACCTAAAAATGATTATTTTGGGGTTGTTATAGCAAAAAGTAAAGCAAGATATGAGATAGAGTTGGGTAGACATAGTAGTGATGATAAGGCAAAAAAGTATTTCTTATCATATTTGAAAAGAAAATTTACACCAATGGAATCAATATCAAAAGAAGATTTGAGAATATTATTAGAAGAATATGGAGTTGATGGGTTAGCAAAACTTATAAATGAGTACTCAGGAACAACAACAGGATATGGATTGAACACAGGTGATGCTTGGCCTGATGGTATTTTTACAAAGTATGGTGAGGAAAGAATTGTAGGACCTGGTGGGATGCCACGAGGTATGGTTCAAATAGATGTACCAAAGGCTGATGTGGTCTATGGTGGAGATGGTGGAAGAAAGACCATAACACAATCTAAAATGAATCCTGAGAATAAAAAGAAAATGGTAGTGATAGACCCACACGAGTTGAGGGATGATACACCACCATTGTCACCTAAACAAAGAATTTATGGAAGAAGAGCTTTTGGTAAGAATCCAGAGTACACTATTCCTTTAGAAACACACGATATGGTACACACTGCAGATGTTTTGAAAAAACCAACCACACCACCTGAGGGAAGTGTGAGTGGTGGAATACCTGCAACACCCGAACCAGGATCGAAAAAAGCTGGTAGTTCAAGTGGATATAGACAATTTCAAAAGGGTGGAAAGAGTGTGATGCACGATGTAGATAAATTGTATGTACATAAGAAACTAAAAGAATCTACTTACAAAAGTGTGATGTCACAATTACTTGGTAAAAAAACTAAAAAGTAGATATTTATACTTATATAACGGAGAACAACAATGCCTAAATTAAAAGATTTATTAGAAGAACACTTTATCGCTGGTGGGATAGTATCAACACCTGCACTTGGAGTTGGACAAACTTTCAAGACAAATATGAAAGATAAACCCATCGTTGAGGTTGAAGACGAAGAAAAAGAAGAACCTATCGATGAAAAGAAATTTATGGAATCCGTAAACAATTTCAATAATATCGGTGAAGAACTTTATAGAAAGACATCCTTGAAAGAACTTGCATCCCATTTAGGCTGGGTTTGTGAAACTGCTTCAAGACATGCAGTAAATGAGTTAGATGGATGGTTTGATAAAGTAACCGTTTCTCGTAATATGAAAGAATTGAAAAAACTTGGTGGTAACTTTGGAAAGATTGCTACTGAGGCACAAGACCTACAAGAAAGAATGGCTGTTTTGTATGAAGATATGGGACACATTTTAGGTCGTTATTATACAATTGGTGAGGACACAAATTCAAAAGTAAAAGAACAGAAAGTAAAGTTCTCAAAATTGATTACACAGAAAAATAATAAGTAGAGGTATAAATGGCAACAAATGTCTCTGTAGTTGTAAAAAACAACAGTGTTGAAAAGGCTCTCAGTATTTTCAAAAGAAAAGTAAAAGAGAGTAAGGTGTTAGTAGAGTATAAAGAACGACAATTTTATACTAAAAAATCTGAAGTAAAGAGAAGAAAGAATATAAAGGCTAAATTACGATTTAAAAAAATATTGGCCGAAATGGACTAATTTTCTAAATTCTATATATTTATATAAAAATAAATACACTATTTTTTCTTTATAGTGTACCTGAAATAATAATTCTATTATTGTTCCCCTAATAACAATACTAAAATCCAATCTGGAGATTAAAATGGATGACCTTTTAAAAGAGGCCATTGCAGATGCTAAAGTAGTCAGAGATACAGCTGTTGAAAACGCTCGTCTTGCACTCGCTGAAGCTTTTACACCTAAAATCCAATCGATGTTAACACAGAAGATTCGTCAGGAAGTCGAAGATGAAAATCAAGAAGATGAAATGAAAGATGAAGCTATGGATGACGAAGTTGAAGATGAAGGTGAAGAAGTAGAAGAGGGATACGGAGATGAGGGTGAGCACGAAGATGAAGGCGAAGAAGTCAAAGAAATCGAAGATGAAGTTGAGGATGAAGGCGAAGAAGTCGAAGAAGTCCACGATGAAGTTGAAGATGAAGATGAAGAAGTCGCTGAAATCGAAGACGAAGGTGAACACGATGATGAAGATGACGACCTTGACCTTGAATCTATCTTGAGAGAGTTAGAAAAAGAAGTTGAGGACGAAGACGATGAAGTCGAAGAAGTTTCACACGCTGATGAAGATGAAGAACTTGAAGAAGAACTTAAGTCTTCTGATGTCGGAGCTGCTGATAATAAACTTGACAAAGATGCTGAATCTTCTTCTGATATCGGTAAAGCTGATAAAGCTAAACATACCGAAGGTGTAGAAGACGAAGGTGAACACGATGATGAAGAAGTGGACGAAGATATCGACCTTGAAGAAATCTTGAAAGCTTTATCTGAAGTCGAAGACGAAGATGAAGAAGTCGAAGAGAATGTCGAGGAAATCACTCAGTTGAAATCTGAACTCGAAGAGTATCGCAATGCCGTCAAATATATGCGAGGCAAACTTAATGAAGTTAACTTGCTAAACGCGAAACTATTATTCACTAACAAATTATTCCGTGCATTCGGATTATCTGAAGGTGATAAGTATCGTGTCGTAGAGACTTTTGACAGAGCAAAGAATTTGAGAGAAGTGAAACTTGTTTACGCTACTCTTGCTGAATCCTTTGGTCAAAAGCCTAAAATTCAAGAATCCAAAGGCAAATCTTCTAAACCTGTTGCTTCAACCAAACCTAAGAATGAATCGAAAGTGATTTCTGAAGGTACTGATCTGAAGAATAGGTTTAAGAAATTAGCTAACATAATATAAGGGAGACTATAATGTCTAATTTTGATTCAATTAAAGGTATAATGGATGGGTATAACCCACACCGTGCCTTAATGGAACAGACCCGTAAGTTAGTCAAGAAGTGGGAGCCAACTGGTTTATTGGAAGGTATTACCGAAGAGAACAAGACACACGGAATGGCTGTTCTTTTGGAAAACCAAGCTCGTCAATTAATTGATGAGGCTTCCAAAACTGGTACTCAATCTAATTCTGAAGAATGGGCAGGTGTTGCTTTACCATTAGTTCGTAGAATTTTTGGTGAATTAGCTGCTCAAGACTTTGTTAGTGTTCAACCTATGAACCTACCAAGTGGTCTTATCTTCTATCTTGACTTCAAGTATGGTAGTGCACAACCTGGTTTCACTCAAAACTCTGATGTGTTTGGTAACACTTCAGGTTCTGGTGATGCTTCTGGTGGTCTTTATGGTGCTGGTAAATTCGGATATTCTATAAACGAAGCCGAATCAGGTAACCATGCTATCGCTGCTCTTACTGGATCTGCAACTCTTGCAATGATTGATTTTGATAACACTGTTTCAGAATCTATTGCTAACTTAAAGTACTATCTACTACCTATTTCTGGTTCTTCCAATGGTGACATTGGTGGCATTCGTGCTTGGGAACCTGTTGGTAACGATAGTGCACTAACAACTTGGTATCCTGCGTTTACCAAACCAGCTAACTCTTCTAATGAAGTTGTTGCTGCTGACGCTGCTACTCACATTCGTTTTGTCGTTGATGAGAATGCGAAGAATGATACAGCAAAATTCAAGTATCATAAACAACCTACTGATATCACTCGTGGTGACTTTGAAGCTTCACCAACTGCTGGTTCAGATGGTGGTTTCTCTGGTGAAGGTGATGCTGGAATACCAGAAATCGATATTTCTCTAAGAAGTATTCCGATTGTTGCGAAAACTCGTAAGTTGAAAGCTGTCTGGACTCCAGAACTTGCTCAAGACCTAAATGCTTATCATAGTGTTGATGCAGAAGCTGAATTGACTTCACTTCTATCCGAGTACATTTCAATGGAAATCGATTTAGAAATCCTTGACTTGTTATTGGTAAATGCTAACGCTAAGACAGAATACTGGTCAGCAAAAATTGCTAATGAGTATAATTCTGGTACTGGTGCTTTCGCTGAGACTGCAACAAACCAGTCTGCTTACACTAAAGGAACTTGGTTCCAGACTCTTGGAAACAAGTTACAATCTGTTTCAAATGCAATTCATCAGAAGACCCTCAGAGGTGGTGCTAACTTTATCGTAGTTTCTCCTGAAACTGCTACCATCATTGAGTCTATTCCTGGATTCGCAGCTGATTCCGATGGTGCTGCAACTAACAATCAATACGCGATGGGCGTACAAAAAGTAGGGGCTCTAAATAACAGATATACTGTTTACAAGAACCCTTATATGATCGAAAACCAGATTCTATGTGGATTTAGAGGTTCTAACTTCCTCGAATCAGGTGCCGTGTATGCTCCGTATGTACCATTGATTATGACACCTCTCGTATACGACCCAACCAACTTTACTCCGCGTAAAGGTGTGATGACTCGTTATGCGAAGAAAGTCGTAAGACCTGAGTTCTACGGAAAAGTCATCGTTGCTGATGTTGATTTGGTGTAAACCAAATAGGTTAGTGTAAGGCTGGTTTAGACTTATATTGACCAAACTTAAAAGAGGGGAGTAAAAACTCCCCTCTTTTTTTGCCTGTTATATTTATTACTGTAATATTACATACATTCTAATTAGGAGAAATAAATGCCACAAGCATCAATATGGGATGGTAGTTCTACCTTTACAACAGGTTCTACACCATTTGGATTCTATGATACAGATTCAGATTTCCAAACTGAGGCTGATAACTTTGCGAAGTGGTGTGCAAAAAGATTAGGTTATCCAATTATGGATGTGGAATTGAACTCAGGTTCATTCTACGCAATACTTGAAGAATCTATAACTGAATATTCTGCACAAGTAAATCAGTACAATATAAAAGACAATCTACTTTCTTTACAAGGACAATCTACAGGTTCTAATTTGACACATAGAAATGTCACTCAAACATTTGGTAGAACCATACAGATATCAGAACAATATGGTACAGAAGCTTTAGTGGGTGGTACTACTGATTTGAAACACGGTTCAATACAAATAAACTCAGGTTCACAAGAGTATGATTTGAATACATTGTGGGCTGATGTATCTGAAAGTGGAGAGGCAATTGAAGTTAGACGAGTATTTCACGAGGCCGCACCATCTATTCAAAGATACTTTGACCCATATGCAGGAACTGGTCAAGGTACTATAAATATGTTGGATGGATTTGGATTTGGAAATTATTCACCTGCAGTAACTTTTCTTATGATGCCAATATATGCAGATTTGTTGAGAGTTCAAGCAATTGAATTCAATGATATGATTAGAAAATCTGCTTATTCATTTGAATTGGTAAATAATAAACTTAAAATCTTTCCAAACCCAACAGGAGATGACACAATACATTTTCAATATATGGTAAAGAGTGAAAAGGACTCATCATTGAAAGCTCCACACGGTGGTTCTACACTTGGTGTGGTTAGTGATGTTTCCAATGCACCATATGAGAATATGGTTTATACACAGATAAACGATGTTGGTAAACAATGGATTCGTAAATATGGATTAGCTTTAGCAAAAGAATTATTGGGTATGATTCGTAGTAAATATTCATCAGTTCCTATACCAAATGCCGAAGTAAATCTCGATGGTGAGACATTGAGGAGTGAGGCAAATGCTGAGAAGGAACAGTTGATAACCCAACTTCGTGAGTACTTAGACCAATCATCTCGTAGGTCATTGATGGAAGCCGAAAGAGATGAGAGTGAATATCTACAAGATAAGTTAGGTAGAATACCAATAAACATATATGTAGGATAATCTGATGGCTAGTCGGTTTTTATCTTCAAGAGACATAGAACAATTTACTCGTTTCAACAGAGAATTAGTTGGTGATTTAAAACGAGATAAAGATGGTATAATAAATCAACTTGTAAAGATATTTCAAATATCTGCATCTGATACTAAAACAAACTTATATGGTGAGGCAGTAGGTGGAGTAAAAACATTTTCACCTGGTGTTGAGTTACCTTGTACTATACAGGCAGATGATTTCGATTTCAATACGGATGAGTTTGGTCCTGATTTACGACAAACTGTGGTGTATAGTTTTATGAGAGATACTTTGATAGAGGCTGATTTCAGACCAGAAATTGGTGATATTATTGATTGGAATCACGCTCATTGGGAAATAAATTCAATAAATGAAAATCAATTGATTGGTGGAAAATATGATGAGAACTTTTCAGTAGTATGTAATACTCATCTAATTAGAAAAAGTGCACTGAATATTGAGAGGATTAGAAGTATATAATGGCAAGTAAATCTAAACCAGTTCCAAGAACTCAAAGAAACATCCAACGAGATGTACCGAGTAATAGGGGATATGAGTTACGAAGAGATAATGATACTACAAAAAATGTACAAGTATCTCTTATTGACCACGATTCCGCCATTATGTTTTACTTCAATGAGGTGATAAAACCAACTGTGGTTGAGGGAGATGAACAGATAAAAGTTCCTGTATTGTATTCTAATCCTGAGAGATGGAAGTCAATAAATAAAGATGGATATATACGAGATTCAAAAAGAAGTATTATAACTCCATTGGTTGTATTTCGTAGAACGAGTATACAAAAAGATGATACTATTGCTGTAGATAAATTCGACCCAACCAAACCAAAATTATTTTATACATTTGAACAAAAGTATTCTCAAAAAAATAGATATGATAGATTTTCACAACAAATAGGATTATTACAACAAAAAGAATATTATAATGTTGCAGTACCAGATTATATGACTATGAATTATGAGGCAATAATTTGGACTTCTTATGTTGCTCAAATGAATCAGTTGGTAGAGAAGATAAATTTTTCTGATGGTGCATATTGGGGAGAACCAAACAAATTCAAGTTCAAAGTAAATATAGATAGTTTTGAAGATAGTACAGAATTTGGAGACAATGAAAGAATTATAAAAACTACATTCAATTTTAGTTTTAGAGGATATCTAATACCTGAGAGTTTCAATGAATTTATGAATACTCAAAAGTATTTTACACCAAGTAGAATCGACATAGAAGATAACACAGGATTACAATTTACACCTAATTTTGGTATAGGTGGAAATAAATTAGAAGTCTTACATACACAGGCAAAAGGAAGTGGTATACCAAATCAACTTGGTGGTGCAACAGATTTTATGAGAGGTGCTACAAGAAGTGGTGGTGGTGAGGCACAAGACATACAATTTACAAATACATTTGGTGGTGAAACTTTATATACTATGAGAAATGGTGGAGAACCAACGAGTTCTGCAGATACTACGGCAGTATTACAATTTGGATTCGCTGAATCTAATTATGAATTGAAGAGTTTTGTGATATCAGGAAGTTCAAGTTCATCCTTATATAATATTCCAGACCAATCACAACAGACTGCTTCAGTATATTCATTGACATCATCAATCGATACTGGATTTCAGTTACGAAATGGTAGTTTGAATATATCTATAAATGGAGTTGATTTGAGTTCTGAACAAAATCAATTACAATCTGGCTCTGTTGATTTCTTTATAAGTTCATCACAACAAGAATTTTTAGTTCGTAAACCAACAGTAGAAGACCCATTTCACGGACATAATATAGACCAAACAGAATTTCTAACCATTAGATTTCAACAAGAAAAGGTATTCTAATGGCACAAAATTATTTGAAAGGTGTAAAACACGAATTTATAAAACCAGTATCCGAATCTAAATTTAGTGGTGATGTATTGGTATTTAGAGATTCTGATAAGAATCCAATAGAATACTCAATGAATATGAGGTCAGGAGGACCAAAGACAAGAACAGATGTTGTAAATTTTGAGGGTGGTGATAATAATTTTACAAGAAGAGTTCAAAGATTTAAGTATCAGGATATTTATTTTCAGAATAGTGACTTCTATGATTTTGAACCAGATTTGACCGAAGGTTATGAATTAAAACCAGGCACAGTAAGATTGAAAATAAATGGAGTACAACAAAGAACAAATCATCTTGACCCACGAAAAAGTGAAGGTGTAGATTTTTCTTTAGATGCAACCTTATCAAAGATAAGATTGTATAAACCAAGACCAGGTGACCCATATACAGATGGTTCTGGTGCTACAAGATATTATAATTTTTATGGATATGAGATTAGATCTGGTAGTTATTTTTCAGATGAAATAGAAGTCAAATATTCACAGGAGAGTATGTAATGGCATTAATAGATTTAACAACACAGGCTTTACCACCACAAGTACCATCTAAGGTATTGACCACTACTGCAGTAACAGAATCTGCTACAGGAACTTTTAGAATAAAATGGGATGATATCTCAATTGACTTATTATCAACTGGTTCTTTTGATTTGGGTATTGGTAATCATTTGATAGCAACTGCAATATATGCTACTGGTTCTAATGGTCAAGAAGAAGCTATAAGAATTTTACCATCTAATGGTCCTGATGGGCCTTTTTCTACTGGTTCTGTAATCGTACAAGGTGATTTGATTGTAAGAGGAAATACTACACAACAGAATGTAGAGTCTATGGTTGTAAAAGACCCAATATTAGATTTGAATTATTCTGGTTCAGCGGAACAAGGATTGACCGATAGTGACTATGGTGGTTTGAGAATTGCTAGGTCGGGTAGTAATCCAGCAAAAATTGTATTTGAAGAATCATCTGATAGGTGGAGAGTTGATGTTGGACTAAATGCATATAGTACTTTGGTTAGTGTAGATTCAACTGATACATTGACAAATAAAACTATAACAGGATTAGCAAATTCTACCTTGGCAACATCTGCTTCATTGACACTCGATGGTGGATTTATAAGAGGTGGTAGATATGCACAACACGATAATGAATACACCACTAAAGCTTATGTAGATGCCGCACTTGGTTCAGGTGAATTTGGTGTATACTTTAGAAAGAATTTTGTTAAAAAGGCTGGTACTATTAATGCAACAACTGCAAGTTTTACTGCAGTAACCGCATCTGCACCAGGTTCATTGACGGCTACAAATGAACAAGACTTTTCATTCTTTATCAATGGTGCCTATATGGAACACGATGCATTAACAATACAACAAGATGGGGGACAATTTCTACTAAAAGTTGATTCTGATGAGATAGGATACACTTTAGAAAGTGACGATGAAATAATTGCACACGGAAAATTTAACTCATAATTTTATTAGAATTTGAAAAACAAATATTTATAGATGATAAGCTTATACATCTAAAATAACGGAATTACCATATATGGCAAAACTTGATAGTAAACAACTATTACCACTACTTACAGGATCATTCGAGTTATCAGGAAGTCTACAATTATCTTCCGATAGTTCTATTACAGGTTCTATCTCTGGTTCATTCAAAGGTGAGGGAGATAACCTAACATTTGGCCCTGCTAAACAACCTTTTTCGGACATATCTGAATCTCTTGGTGATAGACTTGATACCATAGAAGGTGATAGTCCACAACAATTAGGTGAAACTAATACACCAACATTTGCAGGTCTGAGTATAACCAATGGTCTAACTGTTGGTGGTGACATAACTGCAGAATCCTTTATAGTTAGTTCCTCCGTAACCCATATGACACAATCATTCTCAAGTGGTTCTACTGTTTTTGGGGATACTTTAGACGATACTCACGAATTTACAGGTTCATTAATATTCACTGGTTCTATGGTAATACCAGTTGTAGATACATTTCCTACAAGTTCTGCAGACAAACCGTTCAAATCAGGTTCTATATTTTATTTTGATGAGGGAACTGGAGGAACTCCATCAAGACCATCTAAACAAGTATATGTTTATAGTGGTGCATCATCAGATGGTTTCAATGCAATATCCACAAGTGGTACAAGTGGTACGAGTGGAACTGCAGGTACATCAGGTACAAGTGGGTCAAGTGGTACGAGTGGTTCAAGTGGGACAAGTGGTACAAACGGAACAAGTGGTTCTTCGGGCTCAAGTGGTACGAGTGGAACATCTGGTACAAGTGGTTCAAGTGGAACATCTGGCTCAAGTGGAACATCTGGCTCAAGTGGTTCAAGTGGAACAAGTGGGGATAGTGGTTCTTCGGGTACAAGTGGAACATCTGGCTCAAGTGGTACGAGTGGAACATCTGGCTCAAGTGGTAGTAGTGGTACGAGTGGTAGCAGTGGGACTTCGGGTACAAGTGGTTCAAGTGGTTCAAGTGGTACAAGTGGAATAGATGGTTCGAGTGGTACATCTGGCACAAGTGGAAGTTCAGGTACGAGTGGTACGAGTGGAACAAGTGGTTCTTCAGGTTCAAGTGGAACAAGTGGTACAAGTGGAAGTTCTGGCTCAAGTGGAACAAGTGGAATAGATGGTTCGAGTGGTACAAGTGGTTCTTCAGGCACAAGTGGTACAAGTGGTTCTTCAGGTACGAGTGGAACATCTGGCACAAGTGGTTCTTCAGGCTCAAGTGGTACAAGTGGAAGTTCAGGTTCAAGTGGTACAAGTGGAACATCTGGTTCAAGTGGAACAAGTGGTGTAGACGGAACAAGTGGAACATCTGGCACGAGTGGTTCAAGTGGTTCAAGTGGAACGGCTGGTTCAAGTGGAAGTAGTGGAACAAGTGGTTCTTCAGGCTCAAGTGGTACGAGTGGGTCAAGTGGTTCATCTGGCACAAGTGGTATAGATGGTTCGAGTGGAACATCAGGTTCATCTGGCACAAGTGGAACATCTGGCTCAAGTGGAACAAGTGGTTCGAGTGGGACAAGTGGAACTTCTGGTTCTTCAGGCTCAAGTGGAACAAGCGGTTCGAGTGGAAGTAGTGGAACAAGTGGTTCAAGTGGTACAAGTGGAATAGATGGTTCAAGTGGTACAAGTGGAACAAGTGGAAGTTCAGGTTCGAGTGGAACAAGTGGTTCATCAGGTTCTTCTGGTACGAGTGGAACAAGTGGAACGAGTGGTTCATCAGGTACAAGTGGAACAAGTGGTTCGTCAGGCACAAGTGGGGAAGATGGTTCAAGTGGTACGAGTGGTTCTTCTGGTACTTCAGGTACAAATGGAACAAGTGGAACAAGTGGTTCAAGTGGGTCATCTGGCACAAGTGGTTCAAGTGGGTCAAGTGGTACAAGTGGAACATCTGGCACAAGTGGTTCGAGTGGTTCTTCAGGTACAAGTGGAATAGATGGGGGTGATGGTTCAAGTGGAACAAGTGGTTCAAGTGGAACGAGTGGTACAAACGGAACAAGCGGTTCAAGTGGTTCAAGTGGGACAAGTGGAAGTTCTGGCTCAAGTGGGACAAGTGGTACATCAGGAACAAGTGGAACAAGTGGAAGTTCTGGCTCAAGTGGTACGAGTGGGTCAAGTGGTACAAGTGGGTCAAGTGGTACGAGTGGTAGTAGTGGAACAAGTGGTGCTGATGGTAATTTTGGTGGTGCAGCATTTGAGTTTGATTTCAATACTGCTACATCAGATTCAGATCCTGGTGCAGGAAAATTAGCACTAAACAATGCAACTCAAAATAATGCAACAGAAATGTACATTGATGATACTGATGTCAATGGTACAGATATACAAACTTATTTACGAACTATAGATGATTCGACCTCTACGATAAAGGGGCATGTTAGAATAACAAATAAAACAGATAGTTCACAATTTATTTTATTTACAATATCAGCATCTTCTGAAGAAACAGGTTACCATAAAGTTACTATAAGTGCTGTAGATTCATCAGCTGCAGCTCCATTTAGTAATACAGAAGATGTTATTGCAACATTTGCAAGAACTGGTGATAAAGGTGATAGTGGGTCAAGTGGTACAAGTGGAACAAGTGGAAGTTCAGGTTCGAGTGGAACAAGTGGTGTAATTCAACTAGCTAGTGAGGGTGAGAATAGAATTATAACATCCGATGGTGATGGAACTGGAACTGCAGAAGCTAACCTTACTTTTGATGGAGCAAATTTACGACTAACTGGTTCATTGTTTATAACAGGTTCAAGTATGGGTGTAGATACTCACGGTTCTGTAAGTGGTTCTGCACAATCAACGGGTTCATTTGGTGAACTAATAATTGATAGTAATGCAACTATTGGTGGGGATATCACACAAAATGGTGATACTTTTCTAATAGAGACTTCTGATACACCGACAATAAAGAGTTTGTCTGGTAATCCATTAGTATTAGACCAAAGAATACCTGGTAATCCAGGACAAATATACAATCAGTTGAGATTCAATTCTTCCTTTGGTGCAGAATTAAGACAATTTTCAACAGCATTAAAACTTCAGAACACTGCTGGTAATACAACCTATTGGTCGTTTGAACAAAATAAATTAGAAGGTACATCAACTTCAACTGGTTCGTTTGGTAGAGTCGATGCATCTGCTGGGATTAGTGGTTCATCAACCTCAACTGGTTCGTTTGGTAGAATACAGGCTTCAAATATTGCTGGTAATAGTGATATAAATATTTTAGATAATGTAAATTTCAACAATGTAACTCTAACAAATTTAGATGCCGATAGTGGTAATATTGGTGGGTGGACAATCAACTCAGATAAACTTGCAAAAACAGGTCAATTTGAATTATCACCTGATGCTACATATGTGGTAAGTTCAAGTAACTTCAAAGTAGATGCAGATGGTAATGTTACTGCATCAAGTATATTACTAACAGATGATATTACCGCAACACTTGGTTTCTTTGAAGATAAATTATTAGTTGGTGGTACTGTTGAAGAACCAAGTGTTTATGTAAGTTCAAGTGGTGAAATATCCGCATCTCATTTCAGAATTGATACAGAAGGAGCAGTAACTGCATCTCGTATCTTGATTGCACAAGATGTCAAGGCAGATTCAGTACACGCAAACTTTGGTTTCTTTGAAGATAGAATGTTAGTCGGTGGAAGTGTTGATGCTCCAAATGTTTATATAAGTTCAAGTGGTGAGATTTCAGCTTCATTCTTTAGAGTAGACCAATATGGTGCGGTAACTGCATCTCGAATGTTGATTGGTAACGATGTACAAGCAGACTCGGTACACGCAAATCTTGGTTTCTTTGGAGACAGATTATTAGTTGGTGGAACTGAGGCTGAACCAAATGTTTATATTTCATCAAGTGGTGAGATTTCAGCTTCTTTCTTCAGAGTAGACCAACACGGAGCAGTAACTGCCTCAAGAATGTTGATTGGTAATGATGTACAGGCTGATTCAGTACACGCAAATCTTGGTTTCTTTGGAGACAGATTATTAGTTGGTGGTACAGAAGCAGAACCTAATGTGTATATTAGTTCAAGTGGAGAAATCTCTGCATCATTCTTTAGAGTAGACCAATATGGTGCTGTTACTGCATCAAGGATGTTGATTGGTAATGATGTTCAGGCAGATTCTGTACACGCTACACTTGGTTTCTTTGGGGATAAATTATTAGTAGGAGGCACTGAAGCAGAACCTAATGTTTATGTAAGTTCGAGTGGTGAAATATCCGCATCATTCTTTAGAGTAGACCAATATGGTGCGGTAACTGCTTCAAGAATGTTGATAGGTTCTGATGTACAGGCAGATTCGGTTCACGCAAACTTTGGATTTTTTGGAGATACACTAAAAGTAGGTGGTACAGAAGCAATACCTAATTTTATAATATCATCAAGTGGGTTTGTATCTGCATCTAATTTCCAAGTATCACCTGCAGGAGAGATGACTGCATCAGCTGGTGATATTGCTGGTTGGAAAATAGAAGATGGTTCTATAAGTAAAGGAACTGTAGCATTAAATTCATCATTACCTGGTTTAGAAATAGACAATCAATTTGGAGATACCGTTGTAAAAGTTGCATCTGCATCTTTGAGTAATGAGGCAGCTGGTACGGATTTATTTATAAATGGTGGAATAGAAATAATCGATACAGGTGCAAATTCAAACGCTGGAACACCACCATTTGGTGGACAGAACATTGGAACTATATCTTCACCGAATAGTCTTGTTTCTTGGTCTATTGAACTTGGTGCAAGAGTTAGTTCTTCGATAACAAGAAGAAATCAATATGGTAGTGTTGGTCAAAGTGCACAAGAAGGTAATAATACACTTGATATTTTTGTACCAAGTGGTTCTTATGTATTGGGTGAGACTCATAATTACATAATATCTTCAAGTATTACTGGTTCATTCTCAGAAGGTAAAACAATTTATACTTCATTCAACACAAGAATGAGTCATAGTTTACAAGGTGCTGGAACAAACAGATCTGTACCAAACCAATTTGTTTCATTGTGGTATGAATCAGCATCAGCTTATTATATGTTCGGCCCATCTGGTAGTGTGGATGGAAGTAGTCCTGTAGGAAAGAGTTTCTTACCTGGTAAGAATTTCTCACAGATAAATCTAAATGCTGAACTACCAAAAGACACTACAAATATTTTAGTAAAAGTTAGTGGTTCGTTGAACCCAACTTCGGAGTTAGGAAATGATGGAACACCATACACAGAACTTCAGTTTGATTCATTCGTACTAAAACAAGTCGAGGCAAAAATTGAATTGATGCCTGATGGGTTATTGATATTTGCATCACCAAGTAGTTACATAAAACTAACTCGTGATGGTTTAGAAATAAATGGTGCATCAATAACTGCTGAATCATTGACTGCAAATACTGTTACTGCAACTGGTGGTTTGGTTTCAGATGGTGCTACATCAACTGCATCAGATCCTGATGCTGGAACAAGTGGAACAAGTGGAACATCTGGTTCAAGTGGTACGAGTGGAACAAGTGGTACGAGTGGAACATCTGGCTCAAGTGGTTCAAGTGGAACGAGTGGAAGTTCAGGTTCAAGTGGAACAAGTGGTTCAAGTGGAACATCTGGTACAAGTGGAAGTAGTGGTTCTTCAGGTACAAGTGGTTCAAGTGGAAGTAGTGGAACAAGTGGAACAAGTGGAACATCTGGTTCAAGTGGTACATCAGGTTCAAGTGGTACGAGTGGAAGTAGTGGTTCGAGTGGAACAAGTGGAACATCTGGTACAAGTGGTTCAAGTGGAACATCTGGAACAAGTGGAACAAGTGGTTCTTCAGGTTCAAGTGGAACAAGTGGTTCAAGTGGTTCATCAGGTACGAGTGGAACAAGTGGAACATCTGGAACATCTGGTACAAGCGGAAGTAGTGGAACAAGTGGAGATAGTGGTTCTTCGGGTACAAGTGGTTCAAGTGGAACAAGTGGTTCAAGCGGGTCAAGTGGAACAAGTGGTAGTAGTGGTTCAAGTGGAGTAAGTGGTTCGAGTGGAACAAGTGGAACATCAGGTACAAGTGGAACATCTGGCTCAAGTGGTTCAAGTGGAACATCTGGTTCCTCTGGCTCAAGTGGAACAAGTGGTTCGAGTGGAACAAGTGGGTCATCAGGTACAAGTGGTACTAGCGGTTCAAGTGGTTCAAGTGGAGTCTCTGGCTCAAGTGGAACAAGTGGGTCAAGTGGAACATCTGGCTCAAGCGGTTCAAGTGGAATAAGTGGTTCGAGTGGAACATCTGGTACAAGTGGTACGAGTGGTACGAGTGGAACAAGTGGTAGTAGTGGTTCAAGCGGAGTAAGTGGTTCTTCAGGTACGAGTGGTACAAGTGGAACATCTGGCACAAGTGGTTCAAGTGGTTCGAGTGGAACATCTGGTACAAGTGGAACAAGTGGGTCAAGTGGAACATCTGGTTCAAGTGGGTCAAGTGGAACAAGTGGTGTAATATCAATTGCATCAGATGGTGAGAATAGAGTATTGACATCGGATGGAGATGGTACTGGAACTGCAGAAGCTTCATTGACATTTGATGGTAGTATTTTAGACTTGAATGGTGTGTTTATACCAAGAACTGATGATTCTTCTATGACACTTGGTACGGCTGAAAAGAGATGGGGTGATGTATTTGCTACACAAACTACTACTGGTGGTATTTTTGAAACTAACTTACGAACAGAAGGAATTGGTAAATTACCAACAGGAACTATATTGGTATGGGATGGTAAAAAATTAATTCCTTGTGAAAAGAATTTTGATACTCTTGTAATGGGAGTTAGTAAACAAGGTAAAGATGAACCAATTATACTTGGTGCTGAACCTATATTGGTTACTGGAAAAGTAAATGTTGGTGATTGGATTGTCACATCAGATGTAATTGGGCATGGTAAATCTGTAGAAAATCAATATTTATCTAATGTACAGATGTTTGGTTCTGTAATCGCTCAATCACTTGAGAGTGGTGAGGGTGAAAGTTTTTCAATACTAGCAATGATTAGGAAAGTGTAGATGGGTAAAATTCATATAGAAGATGGGATTATATCATCATCAGCGGCTATTGTAGTCCAAGTAGAGGGACAAAATGTAGCGACATTCAACAAAGATGGAGACTATCTAAATTTACTTGGTAGTTTACGAGTAAGTGGGGATGTTATTGCTGAAAATCAAATTGTATCCTCATCTACATCATATTTTACACAGAGTTTTTCAGAGGGTTCAAATATATTTGGAGATACTCTAACTGATACTCATAGATTTTCAGGTTCATTGGATGTAACTGGTAGTTTTGTTATACCGATTGTGGCAAATGCAACAACCATTACACCAAAACCTGGTCAAATAGCTTTTAGTACACACGACAATAATATATACAGAGGAACACCCACAGGATTTGAGGTTGCTGCAGGTTCAAGTGGAACAAGTGGAACAAGTGGTACGAGTGGAACTTCTGGTTCTTCAGGCACAAGTGGTTCATCAGGAACAAGTGGTACAAACGGAACAAGTGGTTCTTCAGGTTCAAGTGGAACAAGTGGTAGTAGTGGTTCAAGTGGAGTAAGTGGTTCTTCAGGTACGAGTGGAACAAGTGGTTCAAGTGGGTCAAGTGGAACAAGTGGAGATAGTGGTTCTTCAGGCACAAGTGGAAGTTCTGGTACGAGTGGAACATCTGGTTCAAGTGGAACAAGTGGAACATCTGGTTCGAGTGGTTCAAGTGGAACAAGTGGTTCGAGTGGGTCAAGTGGAACAAGTGGAGATAGCGGTTCAAGTGGTACGAGTGGTTCTTCTGGTACTTCGGGTACTTCAGGTACAAACGGAACAAGTGGAACAAGTGGAACATCGGGTTCAAGTGGTTCTTCAGGTACATCTGGCTCAAGTGGTTCGAGTGGTAGTAGTGGAACGAGTGGTTCATCAGGTTCTTCTGGTACTGCAGGTACATCTGGTACAAGTGGTACAAGTGGTTCGAGTGGAACAAGTGGAGTAAGTGGAAGTTCAGGTACAAGTGGTTCAAGTGGCTCAAGTGGAACATCTGGCTCAAGTGGAACATCTGGCTCAAGTGGTACTAGCGGAACAAGTGGAACAAGTGGTTCGAGTGGGTCAAGTGGAGTAAGTGGAAGTAGTGGAACATCTGGCTCAAGTGGAACAAGTGGTACGAGCGGAACGAGTGGAACAAGTGGTTCAAGTGGTTCATCAGGTACGAGTGGAACATCTGGCTCAAGTGGTTCGAGTGGAACAAGTGGAGATAGTGGTTCTTCAGGCACAAGTGGAAGTTCAGGCACAAGTGGTACTAGCGGTTCAAGTGGTACGAGTGGTAGTAGTGGAACAAGTGGTGCTGATGGTAATTTTGGTGGAGCAGCTTTCTTCTATACTTTCGAGACAAATACCAATAATGCAAATCCAGGCGCTGGTGATATAAGATTAGACAATGCTACACAGAATGCCGCTACAGGTATTTATATTTGTGATACTGATGAGGATGGTAATGACATACAAGCTTTTATGCGTACCATTGATGACTCAACAAGTACAATAAAAGGGCATGTAAAAATTTCAAACAAACAAGATAGTGGTCAATTCTTATTATTTACTATCTCAAGTTTATCAGAACTTAGTGGTTATTTTGATATAACTGTAAGTCCTATAGATTCTTCAGAAACTTCACCATTTAGTGCTGGTGAGGAAATCATAATTACATTCGCAAGAACTGGTGATAAAGGTGATAGTGGTTCTTCAGGTACAAGTGGTACGAATGGAACAAGTGGAACATCTGGCTCAAGTGGTACGAGTGGTAGTAGTGGAACAAGTGGTAGTAGTGGTTCTTCAGGTACATCTGGCTCAAGTGGTACAAGTGGTACGAGTGGAACATCTGGTACAAGTGGTTCGAGTGGAAGTTCAGGTACGAGTGGTTCAAGTGGAACATCAGGCACAAGTGGAACAAGTGGTACGAGTGGAACAAGTGGTTCATCAGGTACTTCTGGTTCAAGTGGGTCAAGTGGAACAAGTGGTTCTTCTGGTTCAAGTGGGACAAGTGGTACATCTGGTACAAGTGGAACATCTGGTACAAGTGGAACGAGTGGTTCGAGTGGAACAAGTGGTTCATCAGGCTCGAGTGGAACAAGTGGAACATCTGGCTCAAGTGGTACAAGTGGAGTAAGTGGGTCAAGTGGAACATCTGGCTCAAGTGGAACGAGTGGGACAAGTGGAACATCTGGTTCAAGCGGAAGTAGTGGAACAAGTGGACAAACAGGACCTCAAGGACCTCCAGGTAATAATGGTTCGAGTGGAACATCTGGCTCAAGTGGAACAAGTGGAACAAGTGGTTCATCAGGCTCAAGTGGAACAAGTGGAACGAGTGGGACAAGTGGAACATCAGGCTCAAGTGGTACAAGTGGAGTAAGTGGTTCAAGTGGGACAAGTGGTTCATCAGGTACGAGTGGTTCAAGTGGAAGTAGTGGCACAAGTGGAACAAGTGGGACAAGTGGTTCATCAGGTACGAGTGGTTCAAGTGGTACGAGTGGAGTAAGTGGAAGTTCAGGTACAAGTGGTTCGAGTGGAACAAGTGGAGTAAGTGGAAGTTCAGGTACAAGTGGAACATCTGGTTCAAGTGGTACGAGTGGGTCAAGTGGAACAAGTGGAGTAAGTGGTTCAAGTGGAACATCTGGCTCAAGTGGAACAAGTGGTTCGAGTGGTACGAGTGGTTCAAGTGGTACAAGTGGTTCGAGTGGTAACTTTGGTGGTGCTTCTTTTCAATATACTTTCTCTACCACAACAACAAATAGTGATCCAGGTAATGGTACTTTACGATTAGATAATGGTACACAAAGTTCTGCAACAGGAATTTACATTGATGATAATGATGCAAATAGTGTCGATATACAGGCATTCTTGAGAACAATTGATGATTCCACAAGTACAATAAAAGGGCATGTAAAGATTTCAAAAAGGTTTGATTCTTCAAAATTTTTATTATTCACAATAAGTTCATTATCAGAAAATAGTGGTTACTTTGATATTACCGTATCGAACATAGGTTCATCTGCTTCAAATCCATTTAGTAATTCAAATTCTGTAGTTGTCACATTTGCAAGAACTGGTGATATTGGTGCACAAGGCCCAAGTGGTTCAAGTGGTACAAGTGGGTCAAGTGGTACGAGTGGTAATAGTGGTTCATCTGGTACAAGTGGAGTAAGTGGTAGTAGTGGTACAAGTGGAGTAAGTGGTTCGAGTGGAACAAGTGGAATCTCAGTACAAGGACCTCCAGGTGCAAATGGCTCAAGTGGAACAAGTGGTTCAAGTGGGTCATCTGGCTCAAGTGGAACAAGCGGAGTAAGTGGTTCGAGTGGAACAAGTGGTAATAGTGGTTCGAGTGGAACAAGTGGTAATAGCGGTTCATCTGGTACGAGTGGTAATAGCGGTTCAAGTGGTACAAGTGGTTCAAGTGGTACAAGTGGTTCAAGTGGTACGAGTGGTAATAGCGGTTCATCTGGTACGAGTGGTAATAGTGGTTCAAGTGGAACAAGTGGTTCGAGTGGAACAAGTGGAGTTATTAATATATCAAACTCAGGAAATAACAGAGTATTAACTGATATAAATGGTTCTTCTGCTAACGCTGAGTCTAACTTCACATTCGATGGTAGTACTGTAGCAGTTACAGGTGACTTGACTGTTAGTGGACAGATTGGTGGAAACTTTACTCCAGCAGAAACTGGTGAGGGATTGATTATATCTTCAAGTAATTTCAAAGTATCTGCAACTGGTACTGTTACTGCATCAAATATGGACTTGAGTGGTGGATTGACTGCAGATGGTGTTAGTGCAAACTTTGGATTTTTCAACGACCAATTATCAGTTGGTGGTACAAGTGATAGACCTAATTTATATATAAGTTCGAGTGGTGAGATAAGTACTTCTTTCTTTAGAGTATCTCCTGCTGGTGATGTAACCGCCTCAAATATTTTATTGACTGCAGGAGTTGATGCAGAAACAGTTACGGCTAATATGGGATTCTTTGGAGAATCATTAGAGGTTGGTGGATATAAAAATAATCCACGAATAAAGATTGGTAAGATTGGTTCATCTGGTACTACTGGTTCGTGGGGTATAGTTGGGTATGATGAATCATTACAAGATGGTGGAACAGAAGTTTTCAAAATAGGTGAAGATGGAAATACAATTTCTGGTTGGCAAATAAAGGAAGATAGATTACATAGATACACTAATACTCTAGCTGGTCAATCAGTAGATTATTATGATGGTGTTTCAAGTGCCTTAAAAACTATGGCAAGGATGAAATTGGATGCTGGTTATCAAGATAAGAGTGGAATACTAATTTCAGATGTTGATGCAGTTGGAACTGCAGTATCAGTTGCGGCTATATCGATGTCTACCTTTGCCGATCCTGGTGTATTGACAAATGCAGAAATAAATATGGTTAGTATGCCAGATGGTAAGTTAGATCCAGAATCAATAGCTTTTAGAAAGATGTCAGCTCTATCTAATACACCTGGTAAAGGAATGCCAGCAACCGACACATTCTTTTTGAATGGTGCAAATAATGGTAATAACTTTTTAGCTGGAAGTAACTATCGACTACGAGATACGATGAGACTTGTATCACAATCAATCACACAGGCCGAAATAAATACTGTGATTGATGATGTATCTGGTTCAATGTTCTCAATAGGTACTGGTTCATTTTCATCATTGGGTGGATTCAAAAGAGTATCACAATCTTATGCTGCAGGAACACCCACAAGAGGAGCTATGTGGCATCTAATACCAAATGATGGAACAGCAAATAGACCTGGTGCTATGAGATTTTTTATGGGTACAAGTTTAGGTTCGTCTTTCATATCAATGGAAGAACCTAATAGTATAGTCAGGTCAGTACTCGACTCTAACTTTCATATTATGGGTTTGAATACCTTACAATTACCACAATTCGCACCAAAAGGGCCACAGGTAAGAAGTGGTGTGATATGGTTTGATGCATCAGCTAATTCTTTAAAAGTATACGAGGGTACAACTGGTACTTATCACGAATTCACAACAGGTGGTGGACCACCAGGACCACAAGGACCTGCAGGACCTGCAGGACCTCCTGGCCCACAAGGCCCAGCTGGCCCACAAGGACCTGCTGGCCCACAAGGACCTTCTGGAGGTAGTGGACCACCAGGACCACAAGGACCTGCTGGCCCTGCTGGTTCAATCTCAGTTGCTAATGATGCAGACACGAGATTAATAACAATGGATGGAGATGGTACGGCAACTGCACACTCAACTCTAACCTATGATGATTCAACAGAAATATTCAAATTCAACTCCATCAATCAAATAACTGCAAGTTTTGATAGTACAGGAAATCCTCACGGAATGATGATGACCACTACGAGTGGTGCTGGTGGAGGACCATATCTAACTCTACAGAGTGGTGGTGGTATTCCTAAACTTCTATTAAAGGCTGATACTGATAGTAAGTATGCAATGATTGGGTTCTATGATTTAGATGATAGAGATACCGAACAGGCAACTCTCCAATTGGAAAGAAGTTCAAATAGATATACTGGAGCCACACAAAATGACTTTGTTATCAATACTGCAGCAAATAACAATTTATTATTTTCATATGATGGTGATGTAGAGGCTGGATTTTCAAAAGGTAGATTTGCAGCATTTCAATTATATCCTACATTTCATAATTACAATTATGGATATACTGCAGGTACAAAAGTTTATGTACCTTGGAATAGTTTGAGTGAAATAACTTCGATTAGTTATTATCACAAACAGGCACCAGGAGTTGCAGGACAATTACATAAGGCAGTGATAAGGTCAGAATCTTCACCAGGTAATACTGTGGTTGGATATCACGAGGCAGGTGATAATTTTGCAAATCCAAGTACAACTGCAACAGAAAGTGAAACTATACTTGGTATGACCTCTAATACTAATGGGTTTGCAACATTTTCAGCAACATCTACATTCGCAAGTACTGATACTATTGCTGTTAGTATAGACCCAACAAATGACCAAAACGACACGATAGTAACATTGTGGTGGTATTTAGATGCATATAGTTTACAATAAAATGATATTTATTAGAAATTGGAAACATAAATGGCAATAACAAGAAAAGCACGAAAACGGATATTCAAATTAGCAGAAACTTCTGATCAAAAAACGAAGATATCTTCTGCGAGAAGTCGAGGTGATGTAGCTTCCGATAAAGGTGTAACTTATGACCAAACAGATTTGGCCTTTTATGTTACCGAAAGTGTACATAATGCTGCATCCGAATCTGTTGCAAAAGGTCGTTGGTTGGAAGATGATGGTTTTTCAGATTTCGTAGGTCCTATAGCATTTCTGATTGATGAGATGCAACAAGATTTAGATGCAATAGACACATATGTACAAGGTACAAATTTTTCAAGTGGTACGAGTGGAACAAGTGGGACATCTGGTACGAGTGGTACGAGTGGAACATCTGGTTCAAGCGGAACAAGTGGAAGTAGTGGAACAAGTGGAACGAGTGGTTCGAGTGGCACAAGTGGTACAAGTGGACAAGATGGTAGAGGTGGAAATCCTGGTTCAAGTGGTACAAGTGGAAGTAGTGGAACAAGTGGAACGAGTGGTTCGAGTGGTACGAGTGGTAATAGTGGTTCAAGTGGTACGAGTGGAGTAAGTGGGTCAAGCGGTACAAGTGGTACAAGTGGTAGTAGTGGAACAAGTGGTACAAGTGGAACATCTGGTACAAGTGGACAAGATGGTAACTTTGGTGGAGCAACATTTAGATATAGATTTAGTACTTCTACAACTACAAGTGATCCTGGTTCTGGTATAATAAGACTAAATAATTCTACACAAAGTTCTGCAACTCGTATGATTATCGATGATGCGGATAGTAATTCAGAAGACATACAAACATATCTAAGAACAATAGATGACTCTACATCAACCATAAAAGGACATTTTAGAATTTCAAATCTTACAGATTCATCACAATTTATTTTGATGACAATTACTCGTATTTCCGAAGAGAGTGGTTACTTTACAGTTGATGGTGGAGTAGTTGCTAATTCTGATAGTTCACCATTTAGTAATGGTGAGTTTGTTATAGTTACATTCGCAAGAACTGGTGATAAAGGTGATAGTGGTTCGAGTGGAACAAGTGGAACTTCAGGCACAAGTGGAACATCTGGCTCAAGTGGTACAAGTGGGGTAAGTGGAAGTTCAGGTACAAGTGGAACATCTGGCTCAAGTGGAACAAGTGGTTCGAGTGGTACGAGTGGAGTAAGTGGAAGTAGTGGTACGAGTGGTAGAGATGGTGGTACAGGACCACCAGGACCACAAGGCCCTCAAGGACTTCAAGGTGACCAAGGACCTCAAGGTGCTGCTGGTGTTAATGGTTCGAGTGGAACAAGTGGAACTTCAGGTACAAGTGGTACAAGTGGTTCAAGTGGAAGTAGTGGAACAAGTGGACGAACTGGACCTCAAGGTGATAGAGGAGCTACAGGACTTCAAGGTCCACAAGGTGGTACAGGTGCACAAGGCCCAAGTGGTTCAAGTGGTACAAGTGGAACTTCAGGTACAAGTGGTACGAGTGGTTCGAGTGGAACAAGTGGCACAAGTGGTTCAAGTGGTTCTTCAGGAACAAGTGGTGTTGATGGTAGACAAGGTGATAGAGGAGCTACAGGTCCTCAAGGCCCTCAAGGTGCACAAGGTGGACAAGGCCCAAGTGGTTCAAGTGGTACAAGTGGTACGAGTGGGACTTCGGGTACAAGTGGTACGAGTGGTTCAAGTGGTTCAAGTGGTACAAGTGGAAGAACAGGACCACAAGGCTCACAAGGTGATAGAGGAGCTCAAGGACTTCAAGGTGGAACAGGTGCACAAGGCCCAAGTGGTTCAAGTGGTACGAGTGGAACAAGTGGGACAAGTGGAAGTAGTGGAACAAGTGGAGTTTCGGTACAAGGTCCTCCAGGCCCACAAGGCCCACAAGGTGGTAGAGGAGCTGATGGTTCAAGTGGAACAAGTGGAAGAAGTATTACAGGACCTCAAGGAGCTCAAGGCCCTCAAGGTGCACAAGGTGTAGCAGGCCCACAAGGACCTCCAGGTGCAAATGGAAGTAGTGGAACGAGTGGAAGTAGTGGTACAAGTGGTACAAGTGGTACTGATGGTAGAAACGGTACTGATGGTAGAGATGGTAATAGTGGTTCAAGTGGTACGAGTGGAGTCTCGGTACAAGGCCCTCCAGGACCTCCAGGTGCAAGTGGTTCGAGTGGAACAAGTGGAGTTTCCGTACAAGGCCCTCCAGGCCCTCAAGGACCTCCAGGACCACAAGGTGCAAGTGGAAGTAGTGGAACGAGTGGAGTTTCGGTACAAGGCCCTCCAGGTGGAACAGGCCCACAAGGACCTGCAGGACCTCCAGGCCCACAAGGACCAACTGGTGCAAGTGGTTCGAGTGGAACAAGTGGTAGAGATGGTGGTACAGGACCTCAAGGACCTCCAGGACCTCCAGGACCTCAAGGTGCACAAGGTGGACAAGGTGCAACTGGTGCAAGTGGTTCGAGTGGAACAAGTGGAGTCTCAGTACAAGGCCCTCCAGGACCTCAAGGTGATAGAGGAGCACCAGGTGATAGAGGAGCACAAGGACCAACTGGTGCAAGTGGTTCGAGTGGAACAAGTGGAGTCTCAGTACAAGGACCTCCAGGCCCTCAAGGTCCCGCAGGACCTCCAGGACCTCAAGGCCCAGCTGGTAGTGGTAGTTTGAATACAAGTCAAAGATTTTTACAAGATAGTAGGACAACAAAAACTATGACAATATCTAATGGTATTATAACGAGAATTGCATAAAAAATACTATTTACAGAAGTTTTAAAACTATTTATATAAGATAATTTAGGAGTTATAAATGAGTGATATAAAATTCACGGAAGAAGAAGTAAGTAAACTAAATCAATTAAAAACAGACTATGTAGAGTGTACAAATAGACTTGGTGAGATTGAAGTTCAGAAATTACTGAATTCTCAACGACAAGCTGCACTTAGTCAAGCTCATTCTGATATGATAAAGAAGTTTGAAGAAACTCAAAAAGAAGAAGTAGAATTGACTAATAAGATAACCGAGAAATATGGACCAGGTACATTAGACCCAAACACAGGTGTTTTTACACCGAGTGAAAGTGATACTCAAGGAGAGAGTAAATAAATTTCGTACAGAAAGTGATTTTGGGAATTTTATTTGATATTTACTTATATAAAAATTTAACAACAACTATAACCAATTGGGAGAATTAAATGGCTGAACGAATAGTAAGTCCAGGCGTTTTTACTCGTGAAACCGACATATCATTCCTACCGCAAGGTATTGCGGAAATAGGAGCTGCTATTATCGGGCCAACAGTAAAAGGGCCGGCATTTGTTCCAACCCTTATTCGTAACTTCTCTGAGTTTGAAGAGATGTTTGGATCCACGGATAAGAGGTTTTATACTCCATATGCTGTAAGAGAATATCTACGAAGTGCAGGTACTGTAACCGTAGTTAGAGTTTTACACATAGGTGGGTATGAAGTTGATTACATCAATCTTGAATATAAGAATGATGGTGATTCCAACTTCCAATCCTCGTTCAATGGTAAAGTTGCTGCAACCTTAGCACCATCTGCTAAATCTAACTCAGGTATTTCCGACATAGGATTTACAGGAGTTGGTTTGAGTAGTGCAGCTTCAGCTTCGTCTGAATTTGTATTGACAGTATCTGGTTCTAATGTCGCTGCTGAAACTTATACTTTGTCATTCGACACATCAAGTGCAAATTATATTGAAAATGTTATCTCAAGAGACCCTTTGAATCAAGATTCATCGGTTTACTTGTTAGCAAGTTTCAAAAATTCGCATGTCGTACATAAGGATCAACTGGCTGCACAAACTGAAAGTGCATTACCAAGTCTTTCCTCATCATATATTGTAACTGGAAGTGGTACATTAGATTTCAAATCTGGTACACAATCTTATGATACTTATGGAAGTGCAAATACTTGGACTGGAAACTCTTCATATTCAAATGCAAGAACACCTTATATTTTATCACAAAGAATAGGTGGAACTGCTAAGAATCTATTTAGGGTGTACACAAGAAATCACGGTGCTGAAATGAATCAACAATTTAGGATTGAAATTAGTCAGATAAAAGCTGCTGGTTCAATTCTTGGTTCTGATTATGGTTCTTTCGCATTACAAGTGAAGAAATATAATCCAGACCAATTTGACGATAATGTTACACTTGAGGAGTTTGATAACCTAAACTTTGACCCAACATCACCACAATATTTCGCAAGAGTTATTGGTGACAGATATGTTGAGATTGATGCAAATGGTAAACTTACCTATTATGGTGACTATCCAAATAAATCAAAGTATATCAGAGTTGGTGACTACACAGACCAAGGAAGTAACGGAAGTGCATTGAATTCATTAGCAAAATCTGTAGTACCTATGGGTTTTGGAAAAGTATTCAATCCTGTTCCTGGTACAACAAATGTACCAAGTGCTTCTTTTGTGACTACTCAGGTAAACTCAGTAACAGGTCAGTATCAGGCTGCAAAAGCTTATGGATTTGACTTCTCTAACTTTGATAGTAGAGAGTATCTAAATCCGATTCCAAAAGATGCTGGTAATGGTAACAATGTTACTTTCTCATTGGAAGACCAATTAGGAAGTGCAGAAGCAGCTGCAGCACTTGATGGAACATCATCTGATGCAACTGAATCAATTACTTTGACTGCTTCACATATCAGACAAAGAAAATTCCAAGTACCATTTCAGTTTGGATTCGATGGTAACAATCCTGCGTTAGTACCTTATGTTGGTGCTGAAATCACTTCTGCAAATAGTTCTGGATTTGATTTATCAAGTTCTACTGCAAGTGGTTCAGTTGCTTATAAGAGGGCACTAAATGCAATAAGTAATGCTGATGAGTTTGATATCAATATGTTGGTAACACCTGGTGTGATTTCAAGATTACACTCTAATGTAACTAATCATGCTATCACTAAAGTGGAAGAAAGAGCAGATACATTTTATGTAATGGATTCAGCAGCTTGGGGTGATACAATCAGTACAGTAACTGGTGAGGTAGAAAAATTCGACACTAATTATGCGGCAACTTATTATCCGTGGGTAAAGATTGTAGACTTAAATACAAATCTACCTACTTGGGTTCCGCCTTCAGTAGTATTACCTGGTGTAATATCTTTTACTGATAAAGTGGCACACGAATGGTTCGCACCTGCTGGTTTGAATCGTGGTGGTTTGACTTCTGTAACAGAAGCTAAAACACGATTGACTCACGAAGAAAGAGATGACTTATACGAAGGTAGAGTCAATCCAATCGCAACATTTCCTGGTCAAGGTGTTTGTGTTTGGGGTCAAAAGACCTTACAAGCAAAACCATCTGCATTGGATAGGGTAAATGTAAGAAGATTGTTGATTAGACTTAAGAAGTTTATCTCAAGTTCTTCAAGGTTCTTGGTATTTGAACAGAACACAATCTCTACAAGAAATCGTTTCTTGAACATTGTGAATCCGTTCTTAGAATCAGTACAGGCTAATAGTGGTCTGTCAGCGTTCAGAGTTGTAATGGACGATTCAAACAACACACCTGATGTCGTAGACAGAAATAGGTTAGTTGGACAAATCTTCATTCAACCAACAAGAACTGCAGAGTTCATTGTACTTGACTTTATTGTACAACCAACTGGAGCTTCTTTTCCAGAGTAATTAGTCAATTACATTTCAAAAAGCCCCACATTCGTGGGGTTTTTTGTTTAAGAATAAAACTATGAAAAAACTATGAAAAATGATACCAAAACAAATCAGACGATTTTTTAGAATACTGATATTTATTACTGAAATAAGAAATTTTTTAATTGGAGAAATCAAATGCCAGATTTATTAGATCCTTCTGAAATAATGTTCACACCGTTTGAACCGAAGACTAAAAACCGATATGTAATGTACATTGAAGGAATTCCGTCTTACCTTATCAAAGCGGCAAATAGACCATCTATTCAGTTTGATACAATAGAATTAGATCACATAAATGTGAAAAGATATGTCAAGGGTAAAGGTGCTTGGCAAACTATAGACATAACACTTTACGACCCAGTTGTTCCATCGGCTGCACAGGCAGTAATGGAATGGGTTAGATTATCACACGAGTCTGTTACGGGTCGTGATGGATATTCAGACTTTTATAAAAAAGATGTAACATTCAATCTACTCGGACCTGTTGGTGATGTTGTAGAAGAATGGACATTGAAAGGGGCATACATACAGAATGCAGCTTTCAATGATTTGGATTGGGGTAATGGAACTGATCCAGTAGACATAACACTAACATTACAATACGATTACGCAATATTACAATTCTAACAATACTTTTATATCTGGCATTTTTTCCAAAAGTATAGTTATATAAATGGTTTTAGTATAGTATAATAACATAGGAGTATAGCAATGGCTGACTTTCAGTTTCCAACTGAAGTGGTAGATTTGCCGTCACAAGGTAAACTCTATCCAAAAGAATCACCATTAGCAAAAGGTACTATTGAAATAAGATATCCTACCGCAAAAGACGAGGATATTCTAACATCAGTAAATCTCGTAAGAAAGGGTCAAGTTATTGACAAATTCATACAGAATCTTATTGTTGATAAGAAAATAAAATATAGTGAACTTTTGATTGGTGATAAAAACGCAATTATGATAGCTGCAAGAATACTTGCATATGGTAAGAAATATGAAGTTGAGTTTGAACATCCGACTAATGGTCAGAAAGTATCAGACACAATTGATTTGACTTCATTCAAAGATAAAATCATAGATGAAAGTTTATTACCAAAAAGTGGGAGTGATATACCATTTAAGCTACCTAATTCAAAAATAGAGGTTACTTTCAAGTTACTTACTGCATTGGATGAAGATGAAGTAACAAGAGAACTTGAGGGTTTGAAAAAAATATCAAAAGTAGATGGAGTCGATAGGGGAGTAACTACTCGTCTAAAGAGACTCATTACATCTGTAAATGGAGATTCCGAAAAGGCAACTATCACGGAGTTTGTCGATAATTATCTTCTTTCAAGGGATGCCGTAGCATTGCGTGAACATGCGAGAATGGTAACACCTGATATAGACTTAAGTTGGGACTATATGGATGAAGACGGAGTAAATCACACCTTACAACTACCCATCACCACCAAGTTTTTTTGGCCCGAGTCCGCAATATAAGGCGGACTTGCATTCTGAGATATGGTATCTCCTCTACCTCGGACAGGGCCAATTTACATTTGACCAAGTGTATACCCTGCCCATCTATCTTCGTAGGTTTTACATAAAGAAATACGAAGAACAAAACCAAAAAGAAAAAGAATATATGGACAAACAAACCAAAAAAACTCAAGGTATTTCTAAGCCTGGAATAACGAGAAAATAGTATTTCACGATATTTATAACTATATTGGAGAATCTTATGAAAACTCGTGGAAAACTAACAGAGGGTATTCTTGACGGAATATTAAAATTGATATTGAAAGGTCGTTCTAACGCCCTAAATAAGGCATTTAATAATGACCCTACAATACAGAAAGCCACGAAAGAAACAGAAGAGGCTCTCGATACTTGGGAGCAAACCTTAGTGAAATTAGCAAAACAAGGTAGTCCAAGTGCAAAGAAAGCTTTATCCGATTTGAGAAAATATCGTAATCTATAATAAGTTCTTCAGAAATCATAGTATTTCAAAATTCAACTAAAAGAAAAAAAATATGGCAACTAATCAAGAAGTTAGGAATCAGGACGAATTAACCAAAGGTGCAAAATTATATAAAGACGCCGTTGTCGGTTCAGCCAAAGCTTTTAAGGAGGCAGGTCAAGATGTCAAGAAAATGTTGTCTACCTTTGACTCCATTACTGATTCAATTTCTGAAATTGTAACAAGTTTTGATGATATTGGTGAGTCTACATTTTTGATAATGGACAACACCAAGACTCTACAAAAACAAATTGCAAAAGTAGCAAAAACAAATAAAGACCAAGCAGTAGTACTGAATTCACATTTGAAGGCGTATCAAGGTGCATTGGCTACTGCAAAAAAACTTGATGCACAGGCAAAATTATTACTTGGTCCATTAGAAAAAGCAAAAGGTTTTATGGAAGGTATGTTTGGACAAACCTTATCTGAGGCAATGGGATTGAGTCAAATATTTGATGACCTAAATGAACAAGTTAAAAAGACATTTTTAAATTTACCTTTTGTGGAAAAGTTAAAACAAGGTATTGAAGATACTGTTGCTGGTGCTCAAGCAGCTTTTTCTGAAATGGGTGGTGTGAAAATGGAAGAAACTATTGAAGGAGCAGCTGAGGGAGCCGACAAAGTTGCAAAAGCCAGTAAAGATGCATCTAAGTCTACGAAAGAAGTTACAAAAGGTGCTGGAGAGCAATTAGATCTATTCACAGAATCAGAAAAGAAGACAAAAGACAAGGCGAAAAATATAGAGGCAGGTAAATTACAAATGATGGCCTTAGGTGCAGCTGCACTTCTAACTGTTGCATATGTCGCATCAATCGTAAAGAGTGCAGTAGAGTTGAGAAAAGAATTGGGTATTTCTGTAATGGAGGCATCAAAACTAACCAAACAATCACAAATCT